CCCAATGCTCATCTTGATGCATTGGAAGCTGAAGTATTCAATGGGACGTATGCTACCGTTAACTTGACGTTAACGAATAGTAATGCTGTTCCCACTGATACAAATGCCTTAAATCTCGCTCTTCTTGAACTTTTGAAGTTCATGTCGAACGGGACTACTGTAACTACTTTTGGTACTAATGTTTTAGCAGGAATGCTTTAACACTAGTGCGTAGTAGTTACTGGAGCTAGGATCAAAAGACATAGCTTGGAGGAATATCGTGCCTACTAAAGTTGGTAGACAGGTTATCCTGAAAAGCCAAGTCTGCTTTGCAGAATCACTCTTCGAGGCGTTAATTCTCGATGTTGCTTCTGGTCGCTCCTCTGTATTACGATCGTCACTACTTCGTGACCTTCAAACGATTAAGTTTCGACTTAATCATGAAGGCATAAAGTTCTGTACAATCACTCTTCCTTCTCTTTCAAAGGCAATCTACCAGTCTTTTCAGACTGGTTTCTTAGATTGTCCTTCTTGCTTTAAAAAGCTGAAAGGTACAACTCTCCCGAGATTATTTTCGGGTTTGTTGAAGGAGATTTATACAGATGACGGCATCCTGCTCGATACTGCAAGTAGTGCCTCTTTGACAGAGGTGCTGCAGCTTTGCGGGACAGGATACAAGCTTGATATCCCATTTACTGGGATTGAGGAGGAAACTGTATTGAGGGACTTTGTTCGAGTTGACGAAGAAATTCGTCTCCTGAACTTAGATCCTTTAACAGTCAATCCCCATATAGTAAAGCTTGCCCAGTCCATGTTAGCAGAGATCTTCAAGGATTTTTCCCTCCTTGATGTATTTCCTAAGCATGGCCCGGGATCAGTTGCGACGCGTGAGGTTGATCATGAAAAATGGCAGTTTACAAGGCTGTATAGTAAACTCCATAGAGTGTTTCCGCACCACACCTATTTTGTGTGCGGGCGGGATCACTTTTATGATCAGTTGGATCGGTATGAGAATTTGGAGGTCGTTGACAGGGGTATTGCTACCGTTGTCTTAGTACCAAAAGATTCTAGAGGACCTAGATTAATTTCTATGGAACCCCTCGATTACCAGTTTATCCAACAAGGGATTTGGAAAGCGATGAGAATCGCAATCGAATCCAATCACCTCACTCGACAACGTGTTAACTTCAAAGACCAGTCTATCAATCGGAACGCTTGTGAGAAAGGTTCCCTTGATGGATCTTGGGCGACTCTCGATATGAAAGACGCCTCAGATAGGATCTCTTTCAACCTCGTAAAGAGGCTGTTTGAGCTTACGCCCACTTTATTGTGCGCGTTAGAAGCGTCGCGAAGTGATGCGACTCTCCTACCTTCTGGTCAGGTGCTTGATCTCCATAAGTTCGCACCTATGGGATCAGCCACATGCTTTCCCGTCGAATCTTTGTGCCACTACGTACTGGCTGTTGCCAGTATTAGTTATGGTTACCGAGTTCCGATAAGGAAAGCTATAAGAAGTGTCCTGGTTTACGGCGATGACTTGATCATTCATACGCAGTATGCCAAGCACGTTATGGAGTCACTTACATCATTTGGACTAATGTTCAATGATCGTAAGTCCTTCATTCATGGTCCTTTCCGTGAATCGTGCGGCATCGAGTCCTTTAAAGGGCATAATGTTGCACCGATACGTTGGAGGAAACCATGGTCGAAACGCCTCGACGCAGTTTCTGTCCAATCCTTCCTCGAATTTGCATCGTTTTTGTACTCACGATGTTACTTTCGGGCTGCCGAGATGGTTTGGCGTTCCCTGGAGCGTCAAGTTGGCCTTTTGCCAACGACACCTCTGGAACTAAATGTTGGGTATCTGACTCGAAAGAGCCGGTTTCCCTACATCCATACACCTCGTCCAGTCAGGACGGATTTCAGGATTCACGACCTGCTGCACAAAGTCCCCGTAGTTCTCAACTCGAGAAATGATGGGGACTTTGACGGCTGGGAGAGACTTCTCAAGTTTCTCCTAACAGGTAGTGCTGCGTCACAAGTGAGTGTCGACTACTCATACATAAGAAGTCG